TCCAACAATGTTTCCGCCGGTTGGGTGGACGGCACGTTTTTTCGGTCGGAGGCACAACGATGGGGCGTTCTGCAGGCGTGAGGTGCCAATCGGACCACGTGTTGTACTGTCCAAAATTCACAGAATACTCGCGTTCCAATCAAATCACCCCTCTTTCTGCCAGAATATTTCTTCCGCCCATGTTAGAATCGATTTTTGGTGCCAACTCGCCAACAGTCTTTCCGCTGTCAAGCACAAGTTTCATTTTACTGATCGATTCTGCCATTCGGTCCACGCGATTGCCCAGCTGACTAATTGCGTTTACCACATCGCTATTGTCCGACTGAGGCTTCGTAAACGCTCCATTTTGATTTCCGCCAATTCTCTGTGCAAGTTCATTACTGCGATACACACGTTCCGCTGTTTCAGCAGAAGGCGTATATGCCTGTGTAGCTGCCCAGCTGGTCGGAGATGCATAGTCAGAAAGATTCAGCACCGGCGTAAAAATCGGTTCAGCAGTCTCCTGTCCGGTTGCAACATCATAGAGCATCTGGGCCGCATCCATGGCAATGTCAAGCGCGGAGCTGGTCATATCGTCCATGGAACGATTCACACCATCCTCGGTACTGGTGATGCCATTTGCAAAGCCCTGCCCCATGTAAGCACCCAGCTCAGCCATAACAGTCGAGGGAGAATGGATACCGAAAATGCTCTTAAAGCCATTCACGATCCAACTGCCCAAGCCTTTGATACCATTCCAGATGCCGGAAGCTACACTGGTCACGCCGTTCCAAAGACCCTGACCGATGTTCTTGCCGACTTCCCAGATTTTCTTGAATACGTTACCAATGCCTTCCACCAAGTTGGACACAAAGTTTCCGATGCCCTCAGCAATATTCTGGAACAGATTCGAGATCCATTCGCCAAAATTAGCAAACCACTCTTTTACCTTATCCCAGTTTTTGATAAGCGCAAAACCAGCCACACCAATAGCAGAAATCGCCAACATAATTAGTCCGAGTTCTGGTACCGTTATACCAATAGCAGCTGCAATGGTTGTCAGAACACCCATAACGGCTTCTCCAACGCCTGCCAATGCACCGCCTTCTCCAAACAGCCCCATAACAACCTTACCGATACCTGCCAGCAAACCGCCATCCTCAAAGAGTTTACCAATGAAAGATGCAATTTTCGGCATGTATGTCGTAAAGCCATTCTTAACCGTATCCATCAGAGTCTTTCCAAAGTCAGACCCAAGGAAATTCAGTAATGCACTGATGGTCGAACTGATGGCTGTACCATAATCGCCATTCATGGCTGCTACAACAGCAGACATCGAAGCGGTAATGGTCTCCGCAGCACCGTCGCGCATATACAAACCAATGAAATTTGAGAGCTTCTGTGCAATTGCCGGATACGACTCCTGCACTTTGCCCCATGCTTTATTGAATCCGTTCGAGATGGACTTCCAGTTATCAGCAATGGCAATGCCAAGCTGCATGGTAACCTTCTTTGCATCATCACTCATATTAAGCGCATCAGCAAAAGCTTCTGCATACCCAATAAAGCTATAACGCTCGTCCTGCAGTTCATGAAGAGCTGCCAGTCCATCATCCGTATTCTGCGTTCCGGCCTGTACATACTCGTTATACTTGTCGTAAGCATTCGTGGTGCGCTTCAGCTGGTAGGACATATTTCGCAGAGCAGCACCCATGTTGATGGTAGAGGTCACAACACCGTAATCACCATCTTCAAACAGCTTCAGAAGAATGCTCTGCTGGTTGGAATACGTCTTCATCTCCAAAGCATAGCGCTCATTTTGTTTATCGAACCTGTCAAGCTCAGCATTGTTAAGACTGTTCACCAACTGCTGATACTCGATTTGCTCTTTCAAATACCGCGCATATGCCTCTTGGGTCTTACGGCTCTCCTCACCGAACGCATCCTTGGTTTTCGTGTATTCTTCTTCTGCCGTAGTCAGTGCTTTAGCCTGAATCCCGATTTTCTTGTTGATGAGTTCGATTTGTTTGTTCGACTTTTCTGCAGCAGTTGCTGTCTTTTCGTACTTGCTGCTCCAGAAGCTGTACTCGTTTTCAGCAGCGCTGCTTTCGTCATCGTACCGGTCAAACAAATCGGAATATGTATCTTCGTATTGGCTTTTCTGCAGGTTTTCCAGCGTAGCCTGCTCGTCCATCAGGGTGTTGTAGGCTTCGCGGGTCTTATCATTGTTCTTGCCCACTCTCTTGAGAAGTTCGTCATATTGCTCCTGCGCAATTTTCACACGACTGGTTTGCCGAGTAATCTTTGTGCCGATATACTCACTTCTTTTCTGGGTAATTTGCTCATTGGTTGCAATATCACCCTCGCGGGCTTCCCACAGAGAGTATTCCTTATCGGCCGCTTCCAACAAATATTTGTTGGCTTTCAGCTTCTTGGAATAGTTCTCGGCAATCTGCTCCGCTAGAGTTTTTCCGGTTTTCTTTGTCGGGCTGGTGTGGCCCGTCGTAGTGGGTTTTGTGGTCGTAGAACCGGAGCCGCCCAACGTCTTCAGAATATCCTCGGCTGTTGTAGTCGTTCCACCAAACACGCCGCTCAGGGCACCAACAATATTGGTAGCTTTATTCGTAACATCAGTCTTGGTTGTATCCATGCCACTAAGAAGGGTCGAACGGATGCCGCCATTCAACGCCAAGAGACTGTTCTGCAACCCATCTGTCTGGCTAAAGCCAATACACATGCCTGCCAGAATATTGCTGGCGTCTCCCTGAGAAACGGTGCTTGGGCTATGGATACCCCAATAGTCTCGGAACTGGCTATTGATGGTGGAAGAAATATTGCCACACGCTGCCGTAATAGCAGCCATACCAGCAGAACCTTCCATCCCCTGTGCCAGGCCCATATCCAGCCAGTAGCCGTTTTCCTCCATCATGGTGCTAGGGGAATTGATGCCAGCTGTTTCTCTGGTAGCATCCTCTACCGTTTTGGCCAGATTGACGCTACTTTCCCTAACATCCTTCTGGCTGTTATTCATGCCTTCTGCCAGTTTATCACCAACAGATTTGCCATACTCGGTAGCATCACGTTCGTCTGCTGCTTTGTTGGCTGCTCCGAATAGCCCATCCAGCAAGCTGCCTTCCTTGAACCAATTTGCAGGGTTGAATTTCTCGCCAATAAAGCTCGTAATATTCGCCCACAAACTGCTTAGAGCACCCTTAATGCCGCCTCCTTCGCCGCCACCGCCATCCCAGGCCCATGCAATCAAGTCAATGATGGTCTGAATCGCCACAGTGCCCAGCGTGAACAAAGCCTGTCCAATGGGCTCACTGCACTGCACGATAACGTTACAAACAGTCACGATAAGCTGAGCCAGTGCATTGCCGATGCTTGGTGCTGCCTGCGCAATGCCATCGCAGACTGCCGTAATAATGGTTGCAATAGAAGTTGCAATGGTCCCGGCAATCGTAGCCAGCCCTTTAAAGATTCCAGCTACAAATTCAACCAGCAGCCATGCCATTGCCTTAATTCCATTCAGAAATACCTGGAAGTTCAGACTATTCAAAAGGCTCAAACTTGACGCCAGATTTCCAAAGAACTGAGACACAGATGCCAACGCCATAAGTGCGCCAAGACTAATAGCCAACGCACTCATAGCGATAGATAGCGCTGTAATGACTGGCGTCAACGGAGCAAGAATAAACGCCGCAGCTCCAACCACACCAAACGCACCGGCGATTGCCAGTAGTCCCGTTCCGATTTGTGCAAGGCTCAGGTTACCGAGTCCTGTCAGAGCCGGAACCAGAAGATTGATTGCCACAGTCATGGTAGTCAGCGAAGCCGCTGAACCGAGGGTGCCCTTGGTCAAATTCAGAGCAAGGACAAATTCTGCAAGAGCGCCACCAATTGCAATGAGGCTCTTTTTTATATTCTCTCCGTCCAAACCGGAAATGGATTTCATAGCTCTACTGAGAACGACCATGCTACTGGAAAGAATGAGCACGGAAGCCGAGCTGGCAAGCATTTTCTTTGAAAAACCTGCAACAATCCCAAATGCCGCAAACTCAGCCAGCGCAGCGCCGACTGCAATCAATCCATTTTGAATCTCGTTCAAATTCATGCTGCCAAACTTCGCAACCGCAGACTGAAGAATGTTCAGAGCAGTTGCCAGCAGAATAAGTCCAGTCCCTTTCAGAACGCCAAGCTTATCAAACTTGGACACTGCCAGAAAAGCGCCCAGTTCAACGCAAAGGATGCCAATTCCTGCGAGACCAACCTTCATCTGATCCCAGCTCAGTCCGCTCATGGCGTTTACAGCGCTCGCCATGATCCGAATAGCTGTCGCAAAGGCAATCATGCTGGTAGCGCCCTTCATGAACTTACCGCCAGTTTTGGAGAGCACGACCGAAACAGCAGTCATCCCGCCCATGATAGAGCCAAGGGCAACGATGCTCGAAACTAACTTTCCGCTGTCGATAGATGCCAGTTTTGTAGCAGCACCTGCCAGAATGAGGACACTCGATGCCATAGCAACCATTGCCACTGACATTGCACCAAGCTTAGCGCTTTTCGTTTTTCCGCCAAATTTATCGAGCAGCAAAAATGCACCGACAAGTTCGCCAATTGTTGCAGTAAGTGCGCCAATCCCGCCAGCTAATCGCTCCGGCTTGATCATGGATAGCACTGTCAAAGATGCCGCCATAATGGCAACAGCCTTTGCAATCGTCATCATTGTTTCGGCTTTCTTGGACTGCTTCCATGCATCAATTGCCTCACCAAGGGAGTTGAGCACATCTTTAATAGCATTGACGGTGTTTTTGATGCTTCCAATAACGTCCCCTGCACTAGAAGTCAGCTCTTGTGCTCCCTTCAGGAAGCCTTTGACACCTGCAAGAATACCAGCAACTAAGCCGCTGTTGATAATATTTGCAAGTTTCTCGGTGTCAAGACTGTTAAAGGCTTCCTTTGCGCTTGCACCAAACCCCTTAAAGATTTTGTCCGCCGAAGAGCCAAATGCATAAAGCCCTGGTGCAATAAAGTTGATGAAGGAAGTAAACCACTCACCAAGGGTCTTTAACGGGTCGAACACGACAGAGACGTTATTCGACACATTGGTCAATACCCCTGCAAAGGCCTGCATTCCTTCGGACACTTTCCCAATAATCCAGTGGATACCATCGAGAACGGTCTTAAATACGGTAGAATTGTTGACTGCATTGGCCATCTCGACCAAGCAATCGCCCAGTGCTGCTGTAATGCTTAAAAAGCCGCCAGCAAGTGGAGATGCAGCATTGAATACTTCTCCCAGAACCTTGCCAACGGCTAAAAGTGCATTTCTTCCAACATTCAGCACTGCAAAAACGCCACTAAGCGTTCGCTCGATTTTATCTGCGGTTTCATCACTGATGCTGAGCTTTGCAGTAAAGCTGTCAATTGCTTCGGCAATGTTGTAAATCTGTTCGGCGTTGACAGGAGAAAACATCTTCTGCCACGCCTTCATCACAGGTTGAACAACTTTTTCGATAGCCTCAAAAATGTTCCAAATAGACTGGATCAAATGCTCTCGGCCAGAGAGTTCACCAATCTTTTTTGAATATGTATCCAGATTCAAACTGCCGTCAGCAATTTTCTGATTAACCTCTTCGAAGCTCTTTGCCAGAGCTTTAACCTGCGTCGGGTCAAGCCCCTTTGCCATGAGCTCCTTGTCGCTCAGTTTGCTCAGTGCTTGCAACTGCTGGGTTGATTCATTCAATCCATTTTGAAGCTGCTCCGCTGAAGCACCGCCCTGCTGCAAAGCCTTGGCAAAACTACCGGCATCATCGATCTGTTTTTGGCTGATAGAACCATTTGCAAGCATGACCTTTTCCAGCATCCGACTATAAAAGTCAGCACTGTCGCCCAGTGCGGTGCTCAACTGCTGCCAGCCACTGTTCAGACCGCCCTCCAGCACCGTATTACGGGCTTCGGACGACTTATTGATCAGGTCTGAAAACACATCACTGAACTTTGTAAAAAGCTCCTTTGCCTCTTCAAAGTCACCGATAACAGTCTGCCAAGTCTGGGTCCAGCCGGACTGCAATGCCTCTGCCAAGGTGTCTTTCAGCTGGCTGAAAGTTTTAACCTTCGTTGCAGCATCGTTTGCAGTCTTGCCCATCTCCATGATTTTCTTGATTTGCTCATCGGTATAGCCGATGGATTTCAAAGTTTCCTCATTGAGATCGCCCGTGAATTTCTGAAGCGTCTCGGTCAGAATAGAAGAAGTCAGCCATCCCTTGGACAAGGTTTCACGGAAGGAACCTTCTTTTGCAATCATGCTGTCAATGGCGACACCATGCACACGAGCCGTTTCTTTCAGCGCGTCTTGGAATACCTGACCACCCATGCCTGCGTTGACCACAGAGTTCCAGTCCTGCAACTTTACAGTACCAGAAGCCAGTGCCTGAGAAAGCTGGTACATGGCGGTACTAGCCTGCTGGCTGGTCGAACCAGATACAGCTGCAAGGTTGGCAATGCCCTTAATGGCTGCAACAGATGTATCCAGATCAACACCTGCTGCTGTAAATGTACCAATATTACGGGTCATTTCCGTAAAATTGTAGATCGTCAAGTCAGCGTAGTGGTTCAGTTCGTCCAACGCAGCATTGACCTGGTCCAACGTAGTACCTTTACTCGACGTGTTCGCCAGAATCGTCTGAACTGCATTGATCTGGGTTTCGTATTCCTGAAAGCCACTAATAATGGGGTCAAGCGACAGAGCCTTTACGAGTCGTTCTCCGGTCGCGATGGCTTTGTTGGTAATGTTGGTCAGTGCCGTAACGGCAATTACATTAACGGCCGAAAACTTGCTCTCAATAGACTCCAGCGCTTTGGTCATTTCCGAAAAATCGACCTTTTGGGAGGCAGAGCTAATGCGCTCAAACCCTTTTTCTACGCCTTTGAACTGAAGTGACTGCTTCAGCTTTTCTAAGGTGCCCATGGTCTGTCGGGTGCCTCTCTCGAATTGCGCATTGTCAAATTGCATTTGAACAACACGCTCATCGACTTCCCTGCTCATCCTCTCTTTACCTCCTCCCATGCTCGCTGAGCGATTTTATCAAAAATCGGCTTCATCGCCGGATTGATATAGTCTGTTCCCTGCACATACCCGCCGTTTCGGGTACCATGTCCGTATTGCAGAATTACCGCAATGGGCACACCGTCCACAATGTTCGAGTTCGACCATGTTATGGTGATAGAGCCTGTCCCCTTATGAACGGTATAACTCCAGCTGTTTGCAGTTGTTCCGGTGTCCTTCGGCGTTGCTGCACGCAATGCTTCCACACCTTCCTGACCATACTGATTCAGGATTGCATCCAAATTCAGTCTGTTGGCTCGTTTCAAAAAATCGCTCGTTCGCCTGAAATCGCCTTTTTGTCGAAACATCACCACTTTTGGCATCGTTTATCCCCTCGTACCAAATTCCTTCAGGCGTTTTTCATTCAATGCACGCTGTCTGCTAAGAGCCTCGCTTTTGCTCATCTTCTTAGGCGGCTTCCGTTCCTCGTTGCAAACTCGAATCAACGTGAATAGTCGGTTAAGATGCCACTTTTCGCATTCCAAGGGAATGTGGGCGGCAAACATACGCGCATAAATTGCCTCGCTTGTCAAGGCTTTTACTTTCACCTTGATCTTCGGGCGAGGCTTACTCTTCTGCGGTATTCTGGGCTCGCACGGTTTTGGCTCACCCGGAAACCAGGTAGCCGTCATCGGTTCATCCATATATTTGTAAATGGCTGCCATGTTCGATTCTGTCAGTCGAAGATACACGCTCGGCTCAACACCTTGCGTAACCGTCATGCACCGAACATAATCGACCATCTGTTCCCTTGTCAGTGAATCGTTACCGAAAAAAGGAACATGCCACTTCATTTCCCATTTAGACAGGGAGACAAGCGAATGCTCTAACCGGAGCGTTACAGCGTTCAGCTGCACAAATTCCTGCGTTCGTGCATCCCAATATTCCTGGTTAGGAATTGTGATTTTCAGCATTCTGCCTGCCTCCCTGTGCTGTTAAATGTTAGCCGTTAGGCAGTGCGATAGGCGCATTGCCTGCGATCTGAGGTGCGGGTTCAGCCTTCGTAGGCTTGGTATCGCACAGACCATTGATAAAGGCAATTGCCTTCTCCGTATTGGTGACAAGCGACATGTAGAAATCGCTATAGGCCTGAGTAGCCTCGAAATCTGCAAAGATCTCCGGGCTCTTCTCAAAGCGACGGCCGTCCTCGCTCTTCTTGCCGTAGGAAATGCGCAGAACATCCTGGAACAGCTTAACCAACTCCAGCTGGCTCTTGGCGTTCACGATCTTCTTGATGTACGCCTCCATGCCGCCCTCCTTGGAAAGCGACAGGTTCAGCACTTCTGCCTCAGTCAGATTGAAATAGAAGTCTTCGGTACGCTCGGTACCGCCAAAGTCCACATAGGTCAGAGTTTCGGTAATCATTTTTCTTTCTCCTTTACAAAGTCGATTCCATTTTGAATGGATCAGGTGGTCATCAGCTTGATAACCTCATCCGGCAGCGGCAGATACGGGGTGGTGTTGGCAGTGCCGTACAGAATGTTCAGCAGCTTCTCCATCTTGGCCTGAGGCACCTTGGTGCTATCCAGCTCCATATGGGCGGTGGGCTTATAGCCAGTCACCTTGACAGGAGTGGTATCGCAGTCCCAGCTGAAGGTCTCAGCGTCCGGGCTGTCATTGTAGGACTCGTGGCTGCGTTCAGAAGGAGATGCAGTTGCGCCCCACACCAGATGCAGGGTAAAGCCCAGCTCATCATCTTCATCGCTGCCAATGAGGGTCTGCCAGGTCAGACCAAAGGGTTTACGCTTCTGCTGGCTGATGGTCACGCCAGGAGCCACCTCCGCGCTGCCGTCGCACTCGCCAAACTCAGGCGGATAGAAGTAGGCCTCCGGGGTGAAGTTATACTTCTCGCCTGCACGGATGCTGCCGTACTTGATGTTATCGGCCCACAGGTCGGTAGCATCAGCGCCATCCGGGCTCTCCTTGATTGCGGTAATGCCGTTCCATGCCACACCCTTGGGGTAAGCGCCCTTGTCCTGCTTATACAGAGCAACATTGCTAACACCCAGCTGGTACTTGCGCTCGCCGGTCTTATCCCATTCGATTTTTGCCATTCGAGTTTCCTCCTTTTTAGAAATAGATCGTTATAACGTCGTGGTACAGATTATCAGCCTTGTACGGCCGGTCATAGTGGCACTTAGCCATTTGCATAAGTGCTTTCGTTATTTTGGAATCCGGTCGTGAATCGATGACTGTCAGCTGATAAAAAATCCGCTGCAAATAAACTCTGTTATCGGCAGCGGCATTCTGTATTTTAGATTGTTCATAGCAGATACATGGGTAACTCATTCGCAGATTTGCCGGGGGGTGGTAGTACACATTCTCTTTACCGCACGCATCTTTTACGATTTGGCGCAAAATAGCGTCAAGTTTCTGCCGGGGTTCCGCCATTGTACAGTCCTCCCAGGGTAAGTGTCAGCCGCGGATAGTCGATCTGCACTTCTGTCACTTTCCATCTAGCACCCATAATCTCTGCATATTTGATGGAGTCAAAGTGCTTATACAACGTCGGGTCGGCCAGGATGCTCAAAGTATTTGCGATGGTTAGGTCGTCATTTACTTTGTCGGCAGTCTGGACACGTCGGGTATTCTTTAAAAGCTCGCCATAGCAATCATGCTCGGTCACTTTTTCTTCAAAGATGCTCGGCTCCGTTTCAACTGTCTGCACCAGACCGATTTTTCCAAACCATTTGCTCATAGCATTTCACTCCATTTTGAAGTTAGAAGTATCTAATTCAATGCGTAAAAGAAATTACTCCTTGGCGGAAGCGGTCCAGGTCTTGAAGTCCAGATTGGTGGACTTGGTCAGGGTCTTCACGCCAGTGCTGCCATAAGCCACGGCCATCAGCAGGTCGGTGCCATCGTTCACGATCAGGCGGCCCAGCTCGAAAGCGTGAGCCAGCTCTGCCTTGGTGACAGTTTTCTCATGCTCAGCATCGGCATACACCTTACCATCGGTATGGCCATAAACGATGTAGCTTGCAACATGCTGGTCCTTACCAGTTTCGTAGATCTTTTCCATCTGTTTTTCCTCCTTTTAGGCCGCAAACTCCACAACGATGGCACTGTACGGGGTGGTCAGTGCGCCGGAGCAGCGGGTTTCAATCAGGTACTTCTGAGCATTGAAGTCGATGTCGAAGTCATCAAACATGCTCACGGCACCGCCCTTGTCGGCACCAACAGTGTAGTCGGCCAGATTCACGATCACGCAGGCCAGTTCGCCGCCCTTAGGACCCTTGCGGCCAACCATCTCAGGCACCACAACGATCTTCTTCACACACATGGCCAGCGCCAGCTCTGCCACATCCTTGTACAGACGACGGCCAATGCCATCCTTCAGGAGCAGCATCTCAGTCAGATTTTTCTTGGTCGTGTACATGGTCGGGGTTCCGGTGCCACGGTAGTTCTCCTGAGCACGAACAACATCGTCCATCAGAGTGCTGTACTTCTCAGTGTCCTTCAGGCCAGTGGTCTTCACTGCCACTTTGATGGTGAACAGGTCGGCATCGGTGAGCACAGGACGGATGCAGTTCTCGTCGATCTTATCACGAGTTGCTGCCGTACGGCCATCGCCCAGCAGATAAGCCAGTGCCAGCTCACGGTTCAGCTTGTAACGCATCTCGTTGCGCAGCCAAGCCACCACATCGAAGGTAGTAATGTCGATCACGTCATCACGATCCAGCTCCTGCTTCTTGTAAACCGTGGTCGGACCAGTGGAGCGGCGCAGCAGACCGAACACCTCTTCGGTCTTATAGTTGCCCTTCATGTAACCCTTGGCGCGTGCCTCTTCGGTAGTCAGATCAGCAAACTGGCTCTTGATGCGGCTGAACGGCACATGGTGAACGGTACTCATAACATCGCTCACCCAGTCATCCGGGGTATCAATGATGCGGGGCGGGTTGTCCAGCAGGTGGTCTTCAGGGAACAGGTAGTCGATGTTGTCAATGCCGTGGCACAGTGCATCAACCTCGCTGTCCTCGATGCCGGCATTTGCAAAGGCAGCCTTCATGGTGCCGCTGGTCTTTGCGCCCTTAACCACATTGTTGATCTCATCCAGGCTGTGCTTCAGCACGGTGCCATCCTTCTTGTTTTCAAAGCAGTGGTGCATAGTTTTTTCCTCCTCACCATCGTTGTTATCGTTATCGTTACCCTCACCGTCCTTGCCGTCATCCAGGGCAGAACCGATGATTGCGTAAACCACGTTCTTCTGTTCCTCCGTCAGGGTATCAAATACCTGTTTGACGGTCTTCTCGTTGGCGTCAGCCATCTTGGTTTCTCCTTTCTTTTCCTTATCACCTTCGCTGGAATCATCCGAGTGCTGCAGATCCTCGTCCTCCAGCAAGTTATCGTCCGGGTCCAGCCCATGCTTCAGGCTCAAACCAGAATCGGTATAAATGAAGGCTTCGGAACTGTCCTCTTCGGTGCCATCCGCGCTGTGCTTCACGACCTCATCAATCAGAGCACCGGGGTTACATCCGGCGATAACCAGACTCAGTTCTTTGATCATACCATGCGTCACAGTCTTTCCGGCTTTCTGGATGCCGTTGGCATAGATAGACATTGCGTCAATGTCGCCATTGTCCACGCAAGCCTTGGCAGTCTGTCCACTGGGACTGTCGTTCATCTTCACATAGGCATACACACCATCTTTCCGGTTTTGCAGCAATGCGTGACCCAGCACATTGTCCGGGCTGGAATGATCATGGTTCCACACGACAGGAACCATCTGACCATCACATTCCTTGAAAGCATTCGGTGCAATAGTCAGGCCATCAAAGCACTTCACATTGGCTTTAGTTGCCCAACCGGAAAAGTCATAATCGAAATTGATTGCCATTTTGAATTTTTCGCACTCCTTCCTGCTGATTTGCATTAGCTTGCTCATCAGCATCATTTTCTTTGCCCTGAACGGGCATTCCCTCATCAGCCGAAGCAATGTTACGGTTTACAAGCTGGTCGGACTTCGGGTTCTTCGAGGGCTTCATACCGATAACCTGCCGGATCTCATTCGGGGTCATGATCTCGTTACGGGTAAACTTGTCCGCCATCTCCGCGATCATACTTACCGGTGCCAGACGGAACGGATCATGGAAACACATGATGCTCTGGCCCTGTGTACGGGCAGTCTTTGTCAGGAACTTCCGATTAAACTCGTCTGCAATGGCCGATACGACCGGCTCGATAATGCGGTTCATGTAGTTGTTCATCGTTTTCTCGTCCGCTGTACCATTCAGGATTTCCTGTGTCACACCCAATTGACTGTATACCATGTTCGTCAGGTATTCGATGGATTTCAGAATGTTGTTTTCGAGGCTTCGATTCAGCTGCACGATACGCTCCGTACCGTCCGTATAGGCAATACCATACTTAGAGCCGGAAAGCTGCTTTTCGATTTCTTCCCGCCGCTCATTTGCCTGCTTTCTGCGAGCATCCGTCTTAATAACATAAGGAAGCTGAATAATCATATCCAGTTTCCCACTACCGGCCTGTTCATCTACCACGTCCAGCAATGCCAGTTTTCGCACCAACTGCTGCATGGTAGAGTTCGGTGCGTTCATGACCGAATAAAATGGGTTCTCAATGAGCGCAACCATCTTCTTCGGGAAAGTAATCTCCTCCCTCTGACCGGTCAATTCATTGAAGACCCGTACTCGCACACGATCTGAATACCACTCTACGGGTACACCAACACGCATGGAGTAGATTTCATAGCTATTGCTATAACGTGGGTCAAAATTTGTTTTCTCCGGGATAACTGCCGCCACGCCCTCTTCCAAAAAGGTCATCACGATGTCCTGAATCAGCCCTCGGCCGGTCTGGTCGGCATTGGCTTCCGTAGTCAGACAATAATTAAGGCCCGAATCAATAATCGAATCAAAGCGATTATTTTCATCGAGCTTTACGTGATTAATCTTAATGGATGATGCATCGAGCGAAATACGATTGTTGATGGCATTGATAATGGTGCGCTCGCTTCCACGAGAAAAGCGCATCCGATCAGGGCGGTAACTGTAGCCGCCTCCATGATACTCGCTTCCGGGAGGGTCCCGGTTCAGAAAGGCGTTCCACGCATGTTTCAGCCTGGAGCCAATGTTCATCTCCATTTTGAATTTTTCCTCCTTAACTCAAATAATCGCTCATCTTGCGTTCCATGTAAGCGGAGCACTCCGAAACCGTCTTGTTGCCCAGCTTGGAAACGTAGCCGATTGTGTTTGCTCCCACTTCTTTTGCAATTCGCTCGGCGTTGTAGCGCATATACAGCTTGTCCACGACCTTCGGATTGGTCTCTGTCACCGATTGCAGGCGGACAGAATCTGTATCAAACACGATCATCGGGCGCTTTGCATGATAGCTGGAATAATCCTTGTCGTTATAATCCAGCAACGCATTGTAGCCTTTCTTACTCAGCTCCGCATAGAAACGGCTCTGTGCCGCCACTTCCTGTGCGTTATGGTTTGTCAGAGAAAGGTTTAGAGCTTTATAGATAGCCACTTTTTCAGAAGCCGTCAGCGTAGTGGGATCTTTCTTCAACGCATTCTCAGCTTGCTTAAAAAGCACCTGCTGGGTGGGTCTGCGCATCTTCTCTTTGGAATCCGCTATGGATGCTTCAAGATTCTGCTTGAACTCTTTCTCCTTCAGCAGTCCAGCCGTAATGTCACTGGCGTTCTCATCGGAAGGAACCTTCAACTTCTTGACTGTTTCCAGTTTCAGCTGATAGACCTTCATGCTGTTGGCTTTATCGCGTAAAGCGGTGGCCGTTACTAAGTCAGCTTCGCTGCCGGAAGCGTTCGCCTGCTTTTCTGCCTGTTTGGCATCGTAGTTGGCTTGTGTCATCAGATTCTTTCCGAAGAGCCCCATGTACTTGTCACTGTCAGCCTTCTTATAGGTGGCGTAGAACGCGAAATTCTCGAAGTCCTTGGAAGTCTGAATCCGAGAGAAAGTTGTGCCCTTCTTCAGGTATCCGTCAACATACTGCCGACCCGTCACCTGTGTGCGAGCAGTATTCACACAGTCTTTTACTCGCATCTCCATTGTGGATGCCATGCGCTCCATTCGGCTTGCGTTCTGACTTACACCATAACGCTTCCGTCCTGCCGGTGTATACGTGCCGTCAGCATACTGGTAACGCCTTACGCCCCACTTCTGGCCTTTGATGCCATGGTGATACAATTCCATTTTGAATTACTCACCCCTTCAACTCCTTAATGGCCAGCGCAATACCGAGAGCCGAACTCGTAATCGCCAGGACACTTCCTGCAATCTCCAAGGTATCACTGACTGCTTCCCGACCGGAGTAGACCTTCTTCGGGTTGAACATATCGTCGTACTGCCTTTCCAGCATGGCGCGATTGATTTGCTCCCGCATCTCCTGGTCGGTCATATTGCTCAGATCCATTTTAGGAGTTCGGCGCGCCTGAATCCGCATGGACTTGTCATTCAGTGTTTTCAAGTTGCCAGCCATCTGATTGCCAGAATCGACCACGCGTTTCGTCCGTTCTCGATCTTCTTTAACCCAGCGATTCGGGTCATTAAGACCCTCTTCTGGCAGACGGTTATCTTTTTTCTTTTTGGCATTTGCGGCCACATCGTTTGAATAGCGACGTTTGCCCGCATCTGTCAGACTGCCATCGGCATTCTGGTAGCGCCGAACGCCCCATTTCATACCTTTGACGCCCCAGTGCCAAATCTGATTATTGTAGTACAAGCTCCATCCTCCTTCTTTATAAAGTATTGCAAACATACCCCCCCCCGTGTTATACTGGGCTATCCGCTTGTTTTATGTGTGGAGGAGGTCTGAAACTATGTCTGATTCTCAACTGCGTCCCGCAGATTTCAATTACGAGATTTTACCTTGCGAATCTCATCCCGATTTCGATGATTCACCTCGTTTTAAAAAGGTCGAGTTCCCCGAGCAGGCAGGACTTGCTGCCGATTCATTATTGCAGCTGGTTCCTGCGCAAGCTGCAGCTGACGCTGTTTCCAATACGTATGTTCTCCGTTTTCCAAAAGGCATCCATGGCGCATTGTTGAACTTGAATCAGGGCGGTCAGTCCACGACGATGGTGGATGCCACCGGACATTTTGCAGGCACTGCTTCTCTGTATAAGGTTGATCCCGCATCAGTTGCTGCTTTTCAGATGTTCAGTGTTGCTTCCTTTGCCACAGGACAGTATTTCCTCGCAGACATCAGTTCCAAGTTAACAGAAGTCAATCGAAAGCTGGACGACCTTCTGGTATTTCTTCAGGCTTCCAAACGCACGGAATTGCTGTCCGAACTCACATTTGTCAAGTATGCGCTTGCAAATTATTCGACCATCATGCTCAGTGAACCGCAGCGTATGGCTACCATCGGCAACCTGCAACGTGCAAAAATCAAGGCTGTAGCTGACATGGAGTTCTACACGGAGCAGTTGGAAGATTCTGTTGGTGCAAAAACCAACGAAAATCAGGCCAGAACCGTATTGCAAAACAAACAGGGCATTGACCTTGCTTCTCAACTATATGCCATCAGCACCATTATGGAAGCTTACTATGCGCAAAATTGGAACAAGTCTTACCTTGCGAATATCAAAGCCGATGCGAAACCTTTGTTTGCTCTCAGTCAGAACCGCATGATTGGTGCGCTGAAAACCTTCTCTGATAAAATAAACAAGGAAATTGAAAGCAAAAAGAAAGGTCTGCTCAAAGGCGATGTGTCTGCAAGCGAGCACAAAATTCTGGAACTATCTGATGCATTGAATGCGCAGCCAGAGTCTCCGCTTCTTGTCTTGGTCAAGGATGCACTGGACAAGCCTTCTGCTCCTACGGAACTTTACCTTCGTCCGAACGGCGAAGTCTACCAAAAGGTCGTTTGATTTACTCAAACGCTTCTCGATTCATCTTCCATGCAATGTAGGCATCCATCATGGCAGCAACTGCATCAATCTTCTGGTCAGAACGACGCTTCAGCAGCTTGCGGTTACCGTTCGTGTCTTCCAGAGCAATGCAATTGCCCATGGTAAATTGCATAAGAGCTTCATCAAAGAGTAGTTTCCGCTGTTCGCTCAGCTTCTTCAGTTCACCCAACGGTACACTCTCGGTCTTTGCGCCCTGAATAACCTTCTCTACACCAAACGGCGCATTCTCTGTACACCAGCGTTCTACAAAGTCCTTGGCATTATAGGGGTCATACCCAAAGCATCGGACATCATAGTCGTTTTGCTGAATGAAGTTGTCAAGGTCATCATAGACCTGCATCATATCCAGTACGGTACCATCGAATACCTGTAGTGTGCCTTCCTGCATGAACTGGTCGTACTTCTGACGCATTGCCTGTGGGAGCTTCGACAGTGTATAAGAGGTAATGTAATCTCTGGTTTTCACGCCAAAGAAGCCGTTCGCCATTGGGAACAGAAATGTAAACGCACAGAAGTCATCACCCTGCGACAAGTCTGCGCCGAGAGCACAAGGCATCTGCCAGTAATCTCGGTGGCGATGTGGCAGGGTTTCTTCATACGGAAAGAAGTAGGTATACCCCTCCATAGGAATGTTAAAGCGCTTGGCCAGAATGTCGTTTCTGGAGCCAGGCGCTTTTTCTGCGCGTTCTACATCCAGTTGATACGTTTCGTAGCTGACAGTCTGTCCCAGATTCGGGTTTGCCTTCAGCCACATATCGGGGTTTGTAACTTCATCGATGGAATCCAGCTTGTAGTACCAGATGGACACATGGGGGTTGATGTACTCCCCTTTCAGGATGTCCATTAACTCCATTTTGATTGTGTCACCACAACCATTACGGACGGTGCCTTCTGAACTGGTAGCTACAATCAAGTAGTCCTCGTTCTTCGATGCACCCTGTTCGAGTGCACTGATGGGATCTTCTCGGATGTCGCAACTCAACCATTCGTCAACGGTAGCCACACGGTCTCTTCGCCCCTGCAGCTTGTCAATAGTCATGGGGCGTACTTCCAACAGACTGTTCGTCAAGAAATTCTCGATGCCCTTCTTGGTCGATGCCAGTTTCACACGGTCAGATTTTGCGCCGGTCGTGTTTTGCAGGCTTCCCTCCGTCATAAACTTCAAAAGAGGTCCCTTCGACCGAGCCAATGCTGTACGGATCGGTGAAAGAACCTCTTCTGCTTGCTTCATGGTTGGTGCTGTGGTGCATTGCTGGGTGGTCGATACATCCACGGTCAGAAAGTAGCTCTGAATGAATGCGTCGTACATGGTTTTGGCGGCACCGCGAGGAATGATAAGATACTGCTTCGTGATAAGCCGTTTCTTGATACGCTTTCGCTCATAGTGACCGCCATGTCCTCCGGGATTGGGCACATAGATACTGCGGTCCACAAAGTAGTACCAGCCAAATATCTCTTCTGCCCAAAGCTTGAAGGAATCCAGCAGTTTCAGGTCTCCGCCGTCAGTAAGGGTCAGTTCATTCTCGCAGAACTTGACAAAACCTTCCACTGCTTTGTCATCATAGTAGATGCCTGGGTTTGCAATCAGGTCATCAATCCGGTTCATCTCCATGGAGACTTCTCGGCATACCGGAATTTCACCCCGAATCACGGCCTCTCGAAACCGGCCATAATAAATCGGCGTGGCCGTGTTTGACAGTGCCATCTTCTGGTCTCCTATTATAATAAGGTAAGCGCTTTACTCTTCCGGGTGGTCATGCTCTACATTCAGCCGCCACTCCATTTCAGATGCGGTGTTCTGCAGAGCCTCTTTGGTCACGCTACTTTGCGGTACATCGAAACCCAGCAGCCGCACCTTGACTGCCGCATAAGCTTTCACGGCTTCCACCTTCACTGGGTCGGCAATGAACTGGTCCCATGTAGCACTTTTGTCGGAAATGAAAAACCCCTCTTTCGGGCCCACGCCCATCTGGGAAAGGATCATCAGCACAGTGTTGATGTACATGATGATGTCCGGGTCGAATGCCTCATAGTCTGCAGGCAGACCCAACAGCTTTTTTACAGAAGTGAGAATACTGTCCATAGTTGCTCCTTAGTCCGGGATACACTTGTTGTCCCACTTCTTGTAGGCATCCAGATAGGTCTCGTTCTTGTCGCCATTGTGGGTGAGCTCGTAATACATCCCATCGGATACGGTGGTGCTCACAAGCGCCTTCCAGTTCTGCAGAGTTTTGCTGAACCACACGATGAACACATCCTCCATCGTCAGCTTCTTACCGTCGGTCACGTCCACATGGGCGTTGAAGTAGTTCACCACCAACTGCTTTGCACGGTTCATCATAGCTTCGTTATTCATGTCATTTCCTCCATGGGCAGGTATCGCCCGGTCTTCGTTCTGTGAATACTGGCTCCAGAATGCTGTCATCCCCATAATGGATTGCCTTATGTGTTCGATCGGATACGCAAATCACATTATCAGGGTCGAGTAAACACTCTCGGTGCTCCAGTACGTCTTCTTTTGTAATAGGGTTTATATGGTGAATGATGATACGTGGTCGGATAAGTTTTCCGTCTCGGACAACCCAGTCAGTAATCTCATGATCAGGAACACCAAGGTCGCATCCCATGTCCCGAACAATAATTTTGTCACGGAACATCCTCCATTCTCTGGACTGGTAAAAATCCTGGTTCAGATATCGGTCAAAGCCAAAAGTATCAAATCCAACTTTGCCGTGGAGCTGCAAATAGTGGAAGCGGTCTTCAAATGTCGCATACTGGCAAAGCTCAGTATATGTTCTCTGATTCATCGTTGTCTTCCCCCCCGCCGTATTCACGCATTGCCTTGATTGCCTTCTTGTAAAGAAGAGCATTATCCTTAGTTGCCTGAATAGCATCGGCTTTTGCATGAAGGAGGGTGTTCTCTGCTTCCAGCTTTTTCTTTTCCAGTTCTGACTTAACTGTAGCCAGTTTCAGAAAATGGGTCGTTTCAGCTGAAGATGCTGTTCCTTCACGCAATCGCTTCTCCACCAGATCCATTGCCAGGGAAATCATCTGGTTTTCTCGTACTTCTGGGGACAATGTTGGCCGCATGGGAGCCACGTCTTCAGAAGCAGCTTTCTTTGTCCTCATTTTTGTCATCCTTCTATTCTGTTTTGATTTGGTTTGTACTAGAATCTTGCCTGTTCCCCACACTTTTCAATGGCTTTTGTAAGAGTTTATGGGAGCCGGTCGTGGTGTCTTTCTAATCATTTGAAAGGAGAAGAAAAATGAACAAACGACAAATGGAGGTTGTTTGAAGAGAGCACCCTCCCATAAGCTCTTACAAAAACCACCGAGGCACAGTCTACACCCTGAAACCTCGGCAGTAGTTAAAACCCAATTCTCAATTTTCCCTCCGGGGAAAAATCAAAGACCGGCGCGATTTGGGGAGGGGGTGTATTTTTCGAACACCCCCCTATACCCCTTTTACGCTGTTTGCTCTCCAGGAGCATCTTCTTTGATATCGAGTTTGAGCTTTTTGTAGATATTGAGCGGATCATTGGCCACGATTTGGTCGATAGCCTGCTCAATTTCATACGCATTTTCTGCGTCCGTGAGCTGGTCAGAAGTGTAAGCCATCCGCATCAGCAGCCCAGACGAGTTATAGCCCTTGTCGGTGTCGAACCGATACCAGTCCTCAAACTGTTCATAAGGACTGTACGGGTTGTCAACAGTGGTTAAAAAGCATCGAATCATAGTTCAAAGCCTTTCTTACTTGTTAAGATTATCATAAATCGTTGATTCAGGGACACCGCAAGCCTTTGCAATCTCTGCATAGCTATAGCCGTTTGCCAACATTGCTTGTGCTTTGCCTAACTTAGCAGAAGACAACGTTGTACTTGCTTTTGGCATTGCTCGCTTGATGATTTCATCCGACTTTGACGAGTTCAGAATCTTCATCAGCTTGGAATCAGAGATTGCACCAGCTTGAACTGCTTCCCATTCACGATCTGTGAACGTAATCTTTGTCTTGCTGCCGCTTGCACCAACAGAATCGCGTGCGCGCTGCATCTCAACAGCGGCAATCTTCTTGATTTCTTTCTTGTCCTTCTTATAGTCCAAACCTTGAGCCTGTACTTTAGCCTTAATATTCTCGTTTGCAATAATGGTAGCACGCCGTTCTTTCGGCTTATTACCAATAACCGCATTGAGCTTAGCGTTAATAGACTCAACCTCGGCTCTATATTTTTCGGCAGCATCAGGGCTTTTCTGGATGCCCTTCATATTTACAGCCTCTTTCCGCGCCTGATTAGCCAAAGCCTTCAGTTCATTTGAAAAATCGGCATAGTAATTTTCTTGAATGGTGCCGGAGGATAGGTCTCGTGCGTTAGGGTGCATGGAAATAAGACTTACTTCCGTCATAGCTTGTACTCTCTTGCCCGTTTTGGGGTCAATAAAAGTACGCCCAGACTCCTTATATATTTTTTCGCCCGTCTCTTTATCGATTCGAGCACTTCCTTTGCGCTCAGGCACTCGAACGGTCTGTTTTCTTCTGGATAAGAGCGTGGATGCACCGCCATATTTTTCAGTGCCGTCCTCTTGCACTCTGATTTGCCATTTTTGCTTCAGCTCCTGGATACCATTTTCACGTTCAGAACGTTTATAGTCCAGCTTATGCTTTTCCGCATCAATAACGACCATGGAATGCTTGACGGCACGAGCAATATCGCCTTCAGGTGCGCCACGAAGAGTCATGTCAGTAATAAGATTGGAAATAATCCCCATCTCTTTCTGCTTTTCCTCTTTCTTCATTAGGCGCACGCCATTGGGATTTCCTTCAGGCACAGCATATACAATCTTGGGGTCGAAGTCTTTCAAATCCTTCAGAGCGGGGGTGGATTTAATATCGACTTTGCTTGACTTTGGAATTGCGACAACCGTGTCTCCATCAAAATCAGCACCCGACAAACGTTCTGCAACCTTTGCGTTAATGCCAATTGCATCTTGCACATTGCCGAGATTCCTGCGCCCGGACAAATTCTTGTTATTGACCGTTACAATAGGAATCTCAAAGGTTCCTGCATGAGGAAAACGAACCAATGCAAGCTGAGTGCCATCAGGATATGTAGGGCAATAGCATTCTCTCTCTCCGATTTTGGACAGTGGCAAAATAACCTTTGTCGCCTGACCTGGAAAAGAAGATGCTTTCAGGGTCATCGAGTTGCCCTCGCAAGTATCTGCGAAATCAAGCAACAGCTTTTTCCGAATCGTCGGATTGTCATACTGCATAATCTCGTCATATTCTGCCTTGTGGTCGGCAACAGTAAGATCCAATTGTTGTTTCAGAAGTTTGACCGGCTGTTTGGACAGAAACTGCGAAGAAAGGTTCTTTGCCATGGTGTCCCAATCGCCTTCTTCTTTCAGCTTATTGATGGGCGACAGATGTTCTTTTCCGTCCTCACCAATATAGGTGCTCTGACCATTTGCCTTGATAGATGCGCCGAAAGGATTATCGGGGTCATCTTTGATAGGCTTTAAGACCTTCATTTTCGGAGTGCCGGATTTCTTGTTGGTGTTAAACACCACATCATAACCTTTAGGAATATCGTCAGAATATACAGCCATGCCTTTCAGATAATGACTGTCATCCACCATGATACGAACCTGCGCATAATGCGATTTTCCGAGGTTCAGGTCAGCAACACCTCTCCGAATTTCGATAACGCCATCCTTGTCCAGACCGCCTTCATCACCATAACGAATATAAACACGGTCGGAACTCATGCTACTGGGGCGCTGAAGCTTCTTGAACGTTTCGCCACCATCTTCAGAATGATACTCGCCAAGAGACTGGATCTCATTCTGATGCTGATATGCATATTTCTGGTCATATTCCGGCTTTGCCAGAACAGTGATGTTGGTCTGCTGGTTAATATTTGTTGGCTGACGAATGCCAACGCCATAACGCTGATATCCGTGCTCTGCCTCTAAAACAAATATAGCATCGTCCAAATCACCTTCTGAAACGCCCAGAACCAGATTTGTACCTTCAGAAACATCAATCATGCCCTTCTTATCGACTTCCTTACGCAGGGTCTCGGCAATTTCTTTGGTTCTGGTATATTTATCAGGTTTGTCGTTCTTCAGCATCGAACGAACCGTGGATTCAGATAAACCCATCTCCCGACCGATTTCTGTGGGGCCGAGCCCATCCTGAGATAAAGCACGTGCACGGTCATATTTGAGCTGCTGGCGTTCGTGAATGGCTCTGCGTTGTGCCATACGGAACTCGGTGGCACCCATTTTATATTCTTCGGGGAGAGAATCATTGATGGTCTGGAGAATATCCTTCTCCTTCATGCCGCTCTTCTTCAGCTCCTCAACACGTGACAGAAAATCACCTGAGCGCTGATACGGATTCTCGCCAGAACCCCACGGATATCTGCCTGAGTGGCGCTTGGTGCCATAATGCTCCAGGATACTGTCTTCCGGCGCGATACCGAAATATCCTCGAATATCTCTTTCTACCGGATTCATGCTGTCGCTCCTAACTTCAGTTCAGTAATGATTTTGTTGAACTCAATGATTTTGCTAATGATAGGATCGATGTCCTCGCAAGTCGGATTCACGATCCAAATATCATCGTTCTGGTAGATGCGGTTTTCGATTTGAATATCGCGAGGCTTGACGCCATACTCCAAGCAGAAAAGTGCATCATAGATGAAGAGCTGTTCCATGTGTGCCGGTACCAGACCAGTCTTCAAATCATGGATGCGCAGGAAGTTGTTTGCAAAATGAATCGTATCGGCTGTGCCATAGCAGTTCTCTGAATAATAAAGAACCACTTCCGGGGTCATGCAAAAGCCAATTGCATCATTGACATAGGAGTTAAGTGTCTTCTTACTCCGAGGAAGCTTCTGCCCCAGTGCAATACTTTCTGCAGCATATGCGTGAAGGCGCGTTCCTCTCTCCTTCGCCTGATAGTTTACAAAGGACTCTGCAATCCGGGCAGCATCATAATTGATCCAATGATACTTACTCGCTCCCAGAAAAGCGTGCTGGCCTTGCAGTCGTGAATGATCGTTCCAGTTCATCCAGTATCTCCTCCTTGTTCTCAGGATAAATAAAAGAGGCATAGCTCATCTCATTCATCTTGGCTACGTAGTAGTCTTGATTCGGACGATGCGATGCCTTCCCTGTCTTCTTTCCTTCGAGTGCTGCCCATCTATCTCGATATAAAACCAAGAGATCCGGAATCCCTTGAATTTCATTCGGGTCAAGATGAACGACCATGCAGCCGGGAAAGCGTTTCTTCAGGTCTTTTACCAATCCTGTTTTGAATTTGTTCTCTAGCATACAAACCTCCAAAAATAAAAGAGGAACAGCATGTTTTTACGCACACTGTTCCTCCCATAAAAGAGCAAGAAATTTACGCGGGGATATTTGGTAATATTTGTCAATCTTTTAGAAGGATAAAAATATAAGGACTGCCACAATCGTGACAATCCTCAAACTTTCACCTTACAGATACCAAGTAAAGGGAGCTTCCTCATACATTTCAGGAGGACCTGCTCGCTTCTCTGCGTTCGGATACATATATTCGCCATAATCATTTTTCAGGCCAGTTTCGTCATCCCAATAAGGCATGGGCCAATCAATGTCGGAAATATCATAGACCTTACCGCAGATAGGACAACGCCACTTTTCCTGATTTCGTACCTTTCTCATCCTGACACCATTACATTCGCACCAGGGCTCTTTCACATGAAGTTCTGTATCGCCATTATAATAGCAGCGCACCAAATTATTTGCGCTGTCCAACGTAGTCCACTCGTGATAGCCAAACTCATTCTCATACTGGGCCATAAACGGAATTTCACGCTTTTTCATAACTTTGCACCTCGTAACTCAATTATATAGTTTTTGTTATTCTTTTACAAGGTGAAAGTGGTGGCCCTCTTGGCCAATTCGAGCAGAAAACTCGCTGTGGCCAAAAACCCATTTTTATTTCCAACTACTATATATAAAATTTTTAATTTTTTTATTAAATTAAGAAAAAAAGTGGGTTTTTGGCCAAACGCCATATTTTTAACGTATTTACGTCAAAAGTCGTGGCCATTTTTGCAAAAATTTTTGGCCACAAAGTGGGTTTTTGGCCATAAAATCGCCATTTTTTCACGCATTGACAATTATTGACATAAATTCCACGAGAAAAAATGGCCAAAAATTCACACCGTGACAATCTTTGACAAATATTGACATCAAAAAGAAAAGGCCCTGAAATTGCTCCAGAGCCTCCCTTTTTCAGCGGATGATGCCTAAATTTTCAAACATTGCCATGACAGAAACGTATGTCATGAGTGCTGCAAAGATGAGCAGCATAATAAACAGGTAGCGCCTTCTCTCAGCTTCCTCTTCCTGCCGTTTCTTCTCTTTCAATGCCATGCGCATCATGATAATTTCCTTCAAGTCCTTAGAAAATCCCATCCAGAGCACACCCTTTCTGTTCCAAGAATATCAGTCTTTGACCATGATGTCAAGGTTGATAATGGCCACTATCCGTTTGCAACGTTCTCCTTTGTACCGGAAGATTACAGCAGGAATCATCGTGTCGTACTGGATTTCGCTCACGGGTTTTTGAACAGTCGGATTGGTGCCACGAATGCGCACCCAAACCTTACCATCGTCGATACTCTTTTGGTCAATGCCACAAATATCATGTATCACTTATTACACCTCCTCCCGCATCAAATATCGCGCAGAGATATACAAGAACTGCTTCAACGGCATCGCCTGCCGAGGAGTATCGCCCAACACCTCGTAATAAAGCGGCCCATGTGTCTGCTTCCGAATCACTGCATAGTCTACCGCCCGACGAAGAAGTCTGTCCATCGCAATGGCGCTCGTGTGATACTTCACGCACAGCTTTCGGTTAATGTCCACAATGGTTGGCGATTCGTTGTTCTGCAGAGCGTTTTTGAGAATATCGATAGCATCGATGAGAGCATCAAAACCGCTCATCCAAACAGGTACACCCATGCCATCTACAAATTCATATGTAGTCATTTAGCTTTCATCATCTTCTTTCGGTATTTTTCGCCAAGAGCTACTATGTGAACATAAGTCATGGGCGTAAAATGCATACCCATCTCCTTATTGATTTCACAAATGGCGCTCCTGATTGAGCTTTCGACCTTCTGCGGCGGAATTTCATGCTTCCGAGCAATCATAACGTAAATATCCGTCAGGCTTGCAGGCGCGAGTAAGCCAGACACCATCTGAACACCGATTTCCACAGCCTCGTCAAGGTAGGTCACGACCTTACCTCCACATCCGGCAGAATATCCGTGTGGAAGTAAAGCTTGTAGTGATACGGATCGGTATGAATGCCAGTAATATCCTCAACAACATACATGGTGTACTCGTTCAGATAAATGTAGTTTTTCTTATACTCGTTCGGACCAGTCTTCACCGTACACACAAGTTCATTGTTGTCATTGTTCGAGATGGACATAGCGCCTTCCATTTCAAGAATAACATTGTCCGTACGTGCGTTATAGACCGTGATCCGGCGCTCAGCTTCAAAGTAGTTGGCCTGCTTAGAAATGTTCCGATTGACCTTGTCCGCTTCGGAGCAGCTGCACAGAACCACACAGCCCACGAGCATCATCAGACATGTAAAGACACAAATAATACGATTTTTCATAGTCTCACTCCACTTCCTTACTGATTTTCACGAGTTTAATGGCAAGCCGCAGAAGAAGCATCTGGATTTCCTTGGCGTTCTTGAGCATTGCCGAAATATCCTGCGTTGACGAATGACTTTTTACTGTCAAGGACACCCAGGCATTCGGGTCAAACGTTTCTGCATAGCTTACCAGCATATCCACAAAGTCCTCGCCATTAAGATTGACCATAAATATTCCTGTTGAGGTATTATGGTAAAGATTTACACCGGCTTTAGTTCGGAACATTCTAAAGCCTAACTCATCAAGTGCGACAATATATCTTTCATCAATTTCTTTCATGCTTACTTCACCGTGCTCCCTTTTCCCGTCTGCTCATCCTTCGGCCAGTACGTGTAAATATCATCGAACACCACCGGGATCTTGCTCTGCAGCTCCTTCAGCAACGGGCACATCAGCTCTCTCATCTGAGGATGGGCCGCCACAGGAGTACGCAGCTTGAAGATGTTGCGCCATTCACGGTAGTTAGCCGTCACCACGATCTCGGTCTTCAAACACAGCGGCAGCACACAACGAGCCTGTTCGGGACGCATACCGAGTGCGATCATATCCTTATAAAGGATTTCCGCAGATTCGCAGGAATCAAGCCAAGTGCTGCCAGGCGTATATTCTGCGCTTTCACAGTTCTTGTCAGTGTCGGTCACATCAATATAAAACGGTCGAATAAAGCTCAGCTCCCCGCCAAACTTCTCCTTCGAGTAGTTGCAGTAGCGTGTTGACTCCTGTGCAAAGCTCGCAATGCGATGCCGCACCAACTCATTGGCCACACCACGGTCGCACGTAAACAGCACGCTCAGCTGAGAATGCTCCAGCATAGCCTCATGCCCCTGCTTTACCAGAAAGCGCACCAGCTTCTTTGCCGACTCACCGTCCGGCGTGATCTTGTCCTCGCTCTTGTAGCAGACCCGCGCCACCCGCTCAATCTGCTGGAGCTCCTTGATGCCGCCCTCAGAAATATCAGTGAGGATTTCGTACTTAGGTTCAACGATTTTCATATGTTAGCAATCCTTTCTATTTCGGGATCTCGCAAAATAGAATCCCAGTCTCTAATAAGTTTCCGTAAGCCACGATCATCTGCTATTGGGTTCATCGTTTCTTCATCATATTGCAATATGACCTTTCCTGTTTTGCTGCATCCAAACCCGCACTTAGGGCATTGAATCTTATATTCGATTTCAAATGTTGCTCCTGTGGTTGCTGTGCTGGACGCAGTTGGCTCCACCTTTGAATAGCATACAGGGCAGCATCTCATAGATGGTCCTCCTCAGCTTTCTTTAACTTACACTCCCAGTCGCCACAGATATCTCCGCAAGCGAACTTCTTCGCGGTCTTCATGCCTTTACGGATAGCCTCTTGTTTGTCGGTCGCCCTGACTTCAAAGGTCTGATGCCCACCGCCATTGTCTGTGCAGGAAAATATAAAGGTATACTTTCTCATGCTTCTTGCCTCTCAAAATTTAATGGATCATACACATACCCCATAGGCCAGTCCAGGCGTTCCAGCCAGCACGGATAATAGCGAAACGGAAGCTCCAATCCGAACCAGTTTGCGTTCAGAATCATAGCTTCTTCACGTACAGCAAGCACGAGATGGAACCTGAAATATTTTCTTGGTGCGGATTCCACTCGGTAAAATTCAAGTCCTGGATAGTACATAAATAATTCTCCTAGTCCTCTAATACCATAACGATAAAGTCAATAATGCTGTTCAAAGCACCGACGATTTTAAACAAAATATCTTTCACGAGATTCTGTCGTTTTGGGGTTATTACAGGCGCTTCATGCCTCCAAATATCTACGCTCGGGCTTTTAACGACGTACTCTATCGGCACATTATTTGCATACAATATTTCCACTTCTGTGCATTTGTCAATCAAGGCCATGTATTCTCGCATCTCATTTGCGCTCATGCCGCCGTAGCGAATGCTTTGAAGTGCTTGATTATATAAGTATTCCTCCAATGCTTCTCACCTCACAGCAAAATTCGAAATAGCGTGAACCAGATTACCTTCAGCGTAACCACAATAATGATCAGCCACGCGCAGATAACCATCGTCAAAGCCAGCACATGTCCAAAGAACATTCCGAGCTTTGTCCAAATATCATTCATCCTCATCAACCCTTTCGAACCCTGCAAAGTCTCCAATGCCAACATGTCCGCCCTTACAGAAATGAACCGGTTGAAACTTCATACAGCTATCAAAATGGTGAACTGCATCGTCTAAACCACAATAATGATATTTGCTGTCGAATTTTCGTTCACAGTACCGGCACTTATAGGTCGCCTTATACACAATCACTCCACACACACCTCCTCACAGCATCCACCCGGCACTCTGCAGCGTTCAGCTCGAAAATAGCAGCATCCACAAATTCCGGGTCGCAGTTCTCAAAATGGTTCCGAGCCACCTCCAATGCCTGCAAAGCCTCCCGCAGGGTATTGACCGTCGTCGGAATTGGCTCCATGCGGAATATCTTTTTGACATACTCAGCGATTTTTCGCAGCATTTCTACACCTCCACATCTTTGTGACCTGACGAGCCGTGAGCCAGCCCTCAACATCATCATGGCCAAGTAGCTTCACACCCATCACCTCGATAAGCCCTTGCTCAAAGCCATAGGAACCCCAACCCCAAATGCCATCCCAGATACGATTTCCAGCAGCATCGTATGCAATAATTTGCTCGCCACCATCATGCCGTCCGCCAGGAAGAAGCTCCTGATTGTCCGGTCTGTCCATCTCTGGCCAACGACGTCCATAAGTATGCGGAACCTTAGCGTGCTTCAGCAGAATATCAAGCTTCTGCATCTCGGTCATGTGATTCCAAACCCGGAGTTTCCAGGTTTTCTTAGACATGTTTCTCATTTCTGCATTTCCTTTCGTCAGCCTCCATGGCCTTTGTGATTTTATGCTGAATATAAAGCACACAGCCAGCCTGACTATCACACCCGAATGAAGCCAACAGTCTAGCAATAGGCTCTGCAGAGTTCATCTCAATAAGCTTCTCTGCCTTGATACTCGCCTTACCCGTTTCGATGGCAGTCAACACCACTCCCACGGAAGCGCCAATTGCCAAGATTGTCCCGCCATTCTTTTTCAAGAACCGGGACGCGGATTTCATGAGGTTCATAGGCTTCTCCCTTCAAATATAAAAGACAAAGAGCCGCAGATTTCTCCACGGCTCTGAGCCTGTCATCAACAATTTCTCATCTTTTCACCAAGGCTGGCGAAACAGTCTGTAAAGATTTCAAATACTTTCTGGTCACGCTTGCAATATTTGCTGTTGATTTTCGCATTGATCGCATCTGCGGCCGCATAATTCCCATCCAGAACCATGTCGTTCCAAATATGGGCTATAGCATACGGACCGGTAAAACGCATAATTTGATCAATAGCACATAATACCGCCGTGCATACCAGAATCACTTTTACCATCTTTTTCATAATTTCATGCCTCCAAAATGTAATTTTGAGATTTCATATCTCCATAAGATGGCATGAATTTTTCGCGTCAGCAGATTCCTGCCTTCTTCAAAATATCCATGAGGTCGGCCTTCGGCATCTCGGCATCCAGTTCCAGATGAACCTTCACCTTCTGCTCCTTATCAGACCATTCGGCTCGAATATCATCCAGATTGACCGTGATACCGTACTTCTGTTTGGCAATCGCCTTGTTGATAGCCAAAGAAATGATTCGGCGCATAAAGCTTGACCGGATAAGCATTAAGTCCTCCATGATGTTCTTCTCCTCATACGATTTATTTAAACTCGTTTATAGTCATGCAATTCCGGGCACTCGTCTTCTTCGCAGTCCGTCACGGCCCATTCGTCACACCAATCGATGTCTTCTGTATCCTGACAATCCGCAATCTGCATTGCTTCTGCAGGAGTTGCGGCCTCAACCCAGATAGTGCCAGTTCTAACTACTGTAACTGCATATTTCATTGTTCTTCTCCTTATACTTTCTTTTCGGTTTCAAAATTCAGTCGATTTCGCTTCGATGCGTTGACGATGGCCCTCGGATAAACTGCCGCAAAAGCGATAGGCACAGTATCGTTTCGGAGAAAGATACGCTCCTGACGCTGATGAACTCCTGCATGAATATCATTTGTCTCAATGTAGTCTTTCAGCGCTTGGATAATATTACGCAGAATCATGCGCTCGTCGTCATCAATCTTGACCTCCATGAGAAAGAATCCGCCGAGCATAAAGTGATCTACAATTTCTTTGATGGCATCCTTGTCAACAGTTCTGTCGATATTTACCGGTTTATCGCACAGCTGTTTCATTGCGGTGGGCGTAATAAGCTCCAATTTCATAGTTCTTCTCCTTTTATTTTAGAATAAAAAGACAAAGAGCCGCAGATTTCTCCACGACTCCGTGCCTTATGAGTTACTTCGTCCAGCCTTTCATTCTGTAGTAGTCGTTCAGTTTCTCCAGAATTGCCCAGCCCTCATCTTCGCCGAACATTGCAGTCATGGCATCAATAGTAGCGTTCGACTGCATACTTTTACCTTGGCTGTATCCTTTGTGCCATCCGGCTTTATAGCCATGGTCATGAACACAGCTCCCGTAACCGTAAAACATGAGAATGCACCCAATCAGTTCCATAGCTCCATGTACGGCATCGCGCTTGTTAATTTTGATTTTCATAGTAAACCTCCATAGTATGAATTTCCGAGATGTAACTCACCTCATAAAGCAGCTTGATTTTTTCGCGGCTAAATCAAACTCCTATCAAACACTGTCTCCCAGCGTTCTTTTTTCAATGGTTTCATACGTAAGGCCCACATGATTTGCCGGACTGTGACGGTAGGATAGCAGCCATTCGCATCTTTCTTCTTTGCATGATGGTCAAAATATTCCTTGAAACCAGCGTGCAGATAGATTTTGTCGTTCAGCCATGGGTCAATAGCGCTCCATGTGGTGGATTTCGTTTTCTCGTTAAAACGTTGTTGGATAACGCAAAGGCCTTTTTCATGGTCCAAATATAATGTACTGATGCGATAGACCGGATGATTGCACCGGTACGTTTGACCATAGTAGTTCGTCCAATTTTCAGGTGGTAGATTATGGTATCTCATAAAAGAAAGAGAAGCTGCAGATTTCTCCGCAGCCTCTCCTGTCCCTCCTTTATACAGACTTTTTTCCGTAATCCTTGTAGATCGTCTTGCCGTCCCGATAGCGGTCGTCGAACACCTGCACACCGCCTGCCGAACAAATTGCCCAGAACCGGTCATGGTGAATCATCAGAAATGCCCCCAGAGCGGTCGATGCAATACCAGCTACGACTTTCGCCACTTCGGTTTTCCAAGCCTTCTCTGCCTTGTCTGCTTCGATTCTGAGTTCATTTGTCTTCATCTGAAGCTCATCCTCTCGTGCATTCTTGTCAGCCAAGTTTGTTTTCTCCTTAACGCGAATTTCGTAGAACTTTGCAGCGCACTCGTAGGCAGCCTTGTACTCATCGCTTCCCGGTGTCAGATCCTTAATTCGTTCAAGCTCGTGCTTAATCGTTTCGTCCATCAACTTTTCGTTCTGGACTGCATTCAGCTCTTCCATTTTGATTATCTCCTTTTAAGTCAATATTTGGAGTTTTCTCCATTAAACAGTATGTTTTTCTCGCGACTTCAGCTTACTCACTTTGTTCACCCTGAGAACAACATACTGTCTATCGGCAAAGTCCACGGATTCCCCACCCAAGTTCAAGAACAGACTTGGGTTCTCGTTCTCGTCTGCCTGAGCAACGATAAGAGAGCCAATCGTTTCGGCCTCGTAGTCAATCTTCCACCGAACTGCAGAACCAACCACGAAGCCAATGGTCGCACAGATAAGCCCCAGACCAATGATGATGTACATTTTCAAATCTCCTTTGTAATAGAATAATGGATAAACCGGTCGTGTGCGTGATGAAAATAAAAGGAGCCGCAGATTTCTCCACGGCTCCCTTGCACCTTAAATGTCGTTTCTGATCAAGAACAGGTCGTTACGATTGCAAGCAGGTCTCACAATCCCCTTTGCCCGAATCAACGCGATTGCATTGGCATAAGCCGCGCGTGCACTTTGAGCGTTTTTGTACTCGCCTGTATCAATGTACATGACTTTCTGGTTGCTCTCAATGAATACGCGGATCTTGTCCATTGCGTTCACATAGCCTCGATCATAGGTAGTCTTTACTCGTTTGCTCATAATAAATTCTCCTTTCAATTTTCAGAAGACATCCTTCCATAAAGGAACTCGAAAAGTTCGCGATGCCTAACCTAGAATAAAAAAGAAAGAGAACGGGAATCGAACCCGTAACCTCTGCATTCCAGCAGCGCTCTACCAATTGAGCTATCTCCTTCCATAAAAGAAGATGAAAATTTCGCGAACAAAAAGCAGAGGGCGTGTTTTTAATTTACTTATTGCCCTTTGTCTTGTCAGAATCCAAATTTTCTCTTGCCTTTTGCAGCTTGATGTATGCCACATATGCTTCCATGGTTGTCGCCACCAAGCAAATTGCAGCACTGCCAGCTTTCATAAAAGGTACAGTCCCTAAAAGTTTCTTTCCAATGACATATCTAGCTTTCATAGTATCATCCTCCAATATGCCCTCTACTTCCATAAAGGAAAATGAAAATTTCACGAACAGGCAAAAAAGAAAGAGCCTGTGATTTCTCACAAGCTCTTGCATGGGTAAATATCAATTTTTCATCGCTGCTTCAAACTCTTCCACGGTCATCTCTACACGTGGCGCAGCATCTTCAACTTTCAGAAGGCCATCTCGTACCAGCCCAGCCAAAATATCAATCTCAACCTTGTGCTTGGCGATTTTCTCTTGGGCGAGTTTCTGTTCACGCTCAACGCGGTCACGCTCAACCGGACATTTTTTCACGCATTCAGGATAGCTCGGTTCTCCACAGGAGTTGCACATCAAGCAATGTCGTCCCAAATCTGGAATATCTTCCTGAAATTCTTTGATATAGGTCGTCCATTTTCCGTTTTTCTTTACAGGAACAATCATGTGTGATGTCACTTGCATACCCTTCGCCTCCTTTTCTTTATTATAGCATGGGTAAAACAAAAGCAAAAGACCATGTTTCAGATCTTTTGCTCCCCAGAATACTGGTTTAGGAAATCAACGTCTGGTAGCGTTCATTCAGCTTTGCCATAGTGGCTTCGTCTGCCATAACTTTGACGTGGAACTCCATTCGGTTCTTAGCGTTAATCACGCTTTCAACAACCAAACCTTTGTAACCTTCGTCATATAGCATTCTTAGGCAAATGCCAAGCTGTCTGTCGCTTCTTGCCAGAAGGTATTCCATAGCGTTCACCTCCTTCCATAAAAGAGGCAGAACTTTTCGCGTTGAAAAAAGGAAGAGCCGCAGATTTCTCCACGGCTCCTTTTCCATTAGCAAGATAATTCTACCCAACAGTGGTATTGTCCACAAGGCAGCGCATCATGATGTGGATGCTTCATCTTATACGGGCATTGGTCGCAGTTCATAATGTTGTTAGAATCTGCGAGGAATTCTCGTATTAGAGCATTATCACTTCCGTCACGTTTCCATTGTATATGCTTCCACTTTTCATTAGGCATAGTTAATCACCTCCATAAAGTATAAAGAACTTTTCGCGTCACTGCCGTTCTTTGCTCAGGAGCCAGAAGAAATAATGGTAAAGCTTGTAGTACGTTTTTCTGCAGCATGGACACCCATTGGCTCTCAGTGCATCATAGCACACCTCTTCCGTCACACCTCTTAATACGTATGGTGCAATAGCAGGTTCTAGCTTTGCTACACAGCGGTCGATAATATCAATGTGCATCGAATAGTAGGCTCGTATCATAGCCTGCCGCTCTGTCGAACTTTCCGGGAGGCTTCCTCTTATAATTCCAGAAACCTCGTGGCTGCTCGATTCCCACCCGTTGACTTGTTCTAAAGCCTTTTTCCAGTCCGGGTACTGCAAGCAAAAGTTTTTCAGCTCGTAGTAGCGGTATTTAGTTATGTAGAAGGAGCTTTTCTTGGAGAGTTCTGGTTTTTCGTTACGCAATTTTTTCATGGACTGGGATTTCCTTTCTAATTTTGTTCAGAAAGGATAATACTGTCCAAAATGGTCGTGTGCGTGCCCCTTTTAATATTCTTACTGATGAATTATGCCAAGGCGAAGCAAATCGTTTAACCTAGAATAGAATTTGATTGGCAAAAATCAGATAATTTTGCTAAGAGGACTATGTTTTCGGTACATTTCGGCAAGGTCATTTTGAGTGATGTCCAGATATGCTTGTTCTGTTACAGTCACGCTACTATGTCCTAATAACCTACTAAGTGTGTAAATATCCCCACCACTCATAAGGAAGCGCTTTGCAAAGTTGTTTCGGAAAACATGCGGGTGAATGTCATTTAGCCCTATCCGCTGGGCATACTTGCGAACATTGGCCTCGAAATTGCTCACCTGTATTCTCTTACCTTTATTCGTGCAAAACAGGAAATCGCTATCACGGTAACGGTCTTTATACTTTATCCACCGTTGAAGCTGTGTTGCCATCTTATCCGAGAAAAACACATAGCGCGCTTTCTTGCCCTTTGTGTTGTCTGCTGGTAGGCTAATGCACCGCTTCACCATGTCTAGATCTGTCACTTCAATCAGCAAGCACTCATTTACTCTCATGCCTGTATCGAGTAGAAGTTGAATGATGATGGAATCGCGGTATTCGCTAAAGCTCGCACTATTCATGCTCTTCAGCAGTCGCTTGAAATCTTCATCCGAAACGAACTCCAATGGCTTTCGTTCTACTTTAACAAAGTCGCCTTTCTTTACAGGTGAACGGAGAATCAGTTCCTCTTCCACGCACCAATTGAAGAAAACTCGCAGGTTCCGCAGATAGTTGTTGATCGTTATGTCCGACACTCGCTTTCCAAAATCAACTCTCCGATCCGGATAGTTCCCGCTGTTCGGATTCGTAGTAACCGTGTACTTTCCGCGTTCCTTAATGCTCTTTATGTAGCCCTGTATCGCAAGATGGGTGATTTTCTCAGTCAGTAAAATCCCCTGCTCGTCCATATACTGCATGAAGAGCCTAAGTGTCTGTTCGTAGCTGTTGATGGTTTTCGTGCTCAGCCCTTTCAATCCACAGTGCTCAATGAACATTTCAATATCTCTTGCCAACATAAAAGAAAACCTCCTGTACACATCGGGCACTACACCCAATAAATACAGGAGATTTATCGCCATTCGTTTGACTTATTTATCGCTATGAGAGCATAATTCTACATTTTTTATAGCGATAAACAAAAGCCACGATTCCAAAGATTCCAATTTATGCCTTTAAATATCGCCTATATACGTCGCTTACTTACCCCACCCGCTGCCGCTTATCCAGCCGCATCTTATCGGCTATCATCGCAATGAACTCGCTGTTCGTTGGTTTTCCGCGCAGGTTATGGATGGTATAGCCGAAGT